GTCGTTGCAAAAATTGTTGCTTGCATCTAGGACGTTTGTAATAACACTAACGCTTCCTAGCATTGCGCTGTACATTTGTGCTTTTTCTTCTGCTGTACGGTCTGCCATTTTAATTATCCTTCTAGGGTTTTGGGTATTTATCTTTAGTTACTTTGATTGTAGCCTTCCAACCATCTATGCCATTGTGATATATATCATCTAATTGCTTTGCAATACTTGGGTATTCGTTTGATCTTTTAGCGGCATAAAGATTAGCGGCAATAAAAGCATCTGGCGTTGAGGTTAGGCCGTCTACAAAGGCCGCTTGGGGGTCATTTAAAGCATCTCCACTAAGCCATAAGTCTTGTTTGGTTACCACCACTGCCTTAGTGTTGTCCTCATAAGCAATGGCGTGAAACTTTTTTTGCAGTTGCCCGTGAATTGTTTGTTCTAACACCTCTGTTAATTCGTAGTGCATGTTGTTCTCCTACTGTGAATTTCTTGTTCTGAATGAGATAATCCTAAAGTTTGTTGTTCCTGACCGTCCCGGCTTTACAACCACCTGAAGGCTACTCAAGAAAAGACCAATCTGTGCGGAGTTGGGTGATGACCCAACAATAAAAGCCGATCCTGTTTGCTCTACAATTTTAAGAACACCGCCGCCTGACACACATAAAGCTGCTTCTCCAGTACTATTTATATCATTTATAAGGAACATCCCAGAGAACTTGTTTCCAGTTCCAAGTATATTAGTGGCAGTACCTTGCGTAACTGCCAGTACATTTGTATCGCTTGTTCTCTGTGAAACATCTATGTTACCTTGTTCAAGAGAACCGTCGCCATGATTGTGTATGAAGGTACCAATATGAATCTGCCCATCTGCGGTAGCACTTGCCGCTGTTATATCCTTACCAATAATAATATTAGATGAACCTGTAGTGATGTTATATCCTGCACCCTCTCCAAGTCCTACGTTATTAGAACCTGTAGTAACCCCAGTTAAAGAAGAACCGCCAAGGGCGGTATTGGCATTACCAGTCGTAATTCCGTCACCGGATGTCGCACCAACTAGCGTGTTATTGGTCGCCGCTCCTTGAAGTAACAGACCTGCTTTCTGACCAATAGCCGTATTATGATTACCTGTAAGCTTTGTACCTGTAATTCCTTGACCTGCTTCAGCCCCTACAAAAGTAGAACCATCGGTTGTGGTTGCAAACAATCCTGCAAGACCACCAACAAGGATGTTTTGAACGCCTGTTGTTATATTTGACCCTGAACCATGCCCTACAGCCACGTTATACATATTAGCGGCACTAGCAGGGTTCTGAAGTTTTAAAGCACTATGGCCTATTGCAACAGATACGTGACCTAGAACATTTGTGGTTAAAGCACTCGCACCAACCGCTACGTTATAATCTGCATCTGTTAAAGCATCACCTGCTAGTCCACCTATTAGGGTGTTTTCAATGCCTGTGGTTATTAGCCGCCCTACATTTGTGCCTACAGCTACGTTGTGAGCCGCTGTTGCAGATGTAAAGTTTTGTGTGGTTAGCGCATATGCTCCGATAGCAACATTTTGGCTACCTTTTGTATCTGCCCCTAACGCTCTTGCTCCCAAAGCTATGTTGTATTCGCCAACTGTTATAGCATCACCCGCAAGACCACCAATGAGGGTGTTTTCAATGCCAGTGGTTACTGCGGCCCCTGCTCCGAAACCAACCGCTACGTTGTACATATCAGCGGCAGACGCAGGATTCATGGCAAATAGAGCGTCTCTACCTAGAGCAGTATTACGAGCGCCTAATATATTTGTACTCATTGCACCTGAACCAATTGCCGTGTTGAAACTTGCAGTTGTGTTAGCGTCTAATGCGGCTTGTCCTAAGGCTGTGTTCTCTGTGCCTTCAGTGTTGGCGGCTAAAGAATTATAACCAACCGATGTGTTGTAGCTTGCAGTTGTGTTAGCCGCTAAAGCTGTCCTACCAACTGCTGTATTGAAAGCCCCTTCAGTGTTGGTCTTTAAAGCCTCACGACCTAAAGCGCTGTTATGTTGACCTGATGTATTGCTTAATAAGGCTGACGCACCTACTGCTGTATTAAATCCTGCGGTCGTACTTGCGACTAATGCGTTATAACCCACTGCTGTGTTCTCATCGCCCGTACTAATCGCAGTACCTGCCTCATCACCCACGACAGTATTATAATTACCACCGCTTGCAATGCTGTTACCTGCGTTGACACCGAATCGGACGTTAGAGGTTCCTGCGGTTGGGGTGCTGAGTGAGCCGTCTGAGGCTATGCGGAAGGCCTCAAAATTCTGTGAATTACTTCCTACTGGATGAAAACTTAATGATTGAGTATGATTATTCGTACCACCACCTGACGCGGCAGTATGGTCGGAGACAATCTTTGATGAATTAGCTAAAGTTGTGCTTGTTGCGCCTAAAATAAGTGACGCAGTAGAAGCAAGATTTTCGTAGGCGTTACCTAGCTGATTAGCCGCTACTGATACATCACCACCATGATTAGTTTTGTAGGCTTCTAATTGAGTTGCTCTAACACTAGAATTAAACGTAGCCGCACCTGCCGCTGACGCATCAAGGGCGAGGGCTGTTACTTCACTACCACCATCGTTTACTGCAAACAGCATGTCTGCGTCTGAAATTATAGATTGAATTTTGAAACGACTACTGTCTATTTTCAAAGCACCGTATTGTGTTCCACCGTCTTTAAGTCTTATTTCACCATTATCATCTGCATCAAGAGTTATATTTCCTGCTACATCAACAAGCATATCACCAGAGCTTAAAGCTAATGTAGTTCCATCAAGCGTAAAGTTATCTACTACTACACCTGCGTTGGCTGTTACAACACCTGCAACCGCTAGAGTACTAGCCATATCTACAGCACCATCAATGTCAACGACATCAAGGTTGGTAGTGCCGTCTACGTCTATATCGCCTGATATATCCAAAGAAGCTACTACAGCCGTACCTGTAAGCGTAGGAGTAGTTAGCGTTTTATTTGTTAATGTTTCTGTTCCAGTTACTAATGAAACTGTACCAGTAGCATTCGGCAAAGTAATAGTCCGATCTGCTGTAGCGTCTACAGAGGTTAGAGTTGTTTCGTGTGCATCGGCTGTAGCGCCTTCAAACACAACAGCATTGTTAGCACTCATAGTAACTGAGTCTACAGTACTAAGTGTACCGCTAACAGAAATGTTAGTTGCAGAAAGAGTGCCTGTGCTAGGGTTGTATTTTAAGTCTCCGTCAGACTCTAAGCCTAAGTTACCGCCGTCTAAATCACCGCCCGCCGTAAAGACAATAGCGTTGTTTTCGTTTGTGCTTTCGTTGTCAGTGATTGTAACTGTTGTAGCGATTGCCGCTGTGCCTGTTGTATCTTGGTTCAGTGTGCCGACTGTAAAGTCTAAAGTGTTGTCTGCGTCCTGATAGGCTACTGTAATGCCTGACTCAGTATTAGAACTAACCATAGCTCCTACAGTATCAGCAATAGTTTCTGCTAAAGTAACACCTGCAATAGTAAGCGCGTCAGTTTCTAAGGTTCCGTCAACATCTACATCGCCTGAGATGTCTAAAGAGGCGGCAGTCAAAACACCTGCAACCGCTAATGTACTTGCCATGTCTACTGCGCCGTCAATGTCAACAACATCAAGGTTAGTAGTTCCGTCTACATCTAAGTCGCCGTTAAAGTCTACGTTACCCGCTACTGCAAGCGTTGTAGCCATATCTACTGCGCCATCAATATCAACAACATCAAGGTTCGTAGTTCCCGCTACATCTAAAGCTCCATCAATATCTACTGCGCCTGAGAAGTCACCTGTAGCCGCATCAAGCTCACCAGTAAGTGTTACGTTTCTAAAGCTTGCAATGTCTTTGTTAGAATCTACTACAACAGCTTTAGAAGCCACTACAGTTCCTGCTGTAATTGTATCAATAGTTTCTAGTTCTGCTTCTGTTATTACTGCACTGCCTATAGTAAGACCACCAACAGTTGCAACACCTGTAACACCAAGCGTACCTGCAACGGTTGCGTTCACATCTACATCTAGTGTATCTATGTGTGCAGTGCCATCAAGATACAAATCTCTCCATTCCTGCGAAGAGCTTCCAAGGTCAAATGCACTGTCAGTGTTAGGGATAATATTACTGTTTACATCAGCACCGAATACAACATTATCACTTGCCGCGTCACCTAGAGTCAGTGTACCGCCATTAAGTGTTGTAGTACCAGTAACTACAAGCGTTCCACCTACAGTTGTATTGCCTGTTATGCCTAGTGTGCCGCCAACAGTTGTGTTGCCTGTTACTCCTAGAGTACCTGCAATGGTTGCGTTAGCGTCTACGTCTAAGGTGTCTACGTGGATTGTTCCATCAAAGTAGCCGTCCTTAAACTCTAAAGAACTTGTACCCAAGTCAATGTCACTATCAGTAACAGGTACAACTGCACCGTCTTGGATGCGAATCTGTTCGACTGCTGAACCACTAACCTGTACAAAAACACCCCAACGGTTGTTAGTGCTATCAACTACAATCTTATTAAGAAAGTCTTGATCACCAATTGTATGTATGTTACCACCTTCAGCCGAACCACCATCATGTTGGTGTCCAGTAGTTCCAGTAGTAGTATACGCAAACGCAGATACAAGTTTATTGTATTCGTCATTAAAGAGTGCGGCGGTGATTGTATCGCCATCGGTAAGTGTGCTTTGTCGTGTATAACTTGTTCCTGCCATTCTGGTTATCTCCTGCCTGATGGAACGTAATCAACGTATAAGCCGTTAATTGCGTAGGGTGCGTTTTGGTCATCACTGGTAATTCTAAAGTTTGCTACGTGTCCACTACCTTCTACTGCTTGTCTAAACATTGGATCTTTACTTCCACCAAACGTGGCGGCCGCAAATATAGCTGACCCAAAAGCCGAAGGAATTGGAATACCCGCTACTGGATAAGGAGCAGGTTGTGGAATATCTAAAGATTCGTAATCATACCGAAGTCTTAAAAACGGTAGTATCTCTCCTTCAGGAGAAACAGATATTTTTACATAGTACAAAGTCTTTCTAGTTCCAATGTCTCCAAAATCATAATTGGGTGTGCTGTATTTTGCGCTAATATTAAACGCTACGCCGCCATCAGAAAAAGAGTTGCCTGTGTCGTGGTTATATATGTATCCTTTATTATCGCCGTGATATGTTTTTTCTACACCAGACTTATCAAAACCTGCTGTAATGCCTGTTGCTTGTATTCCTTTTGTTTCAGCCCATTCAAAACCATTAGGTGTTAAAGTTCCAATAATTCCAAGAGCAGTAGATGAGCTACCGCCCACCTGACTAAAAAATAACCTGTACTGTGACTTACTGCGAAGTACTGTACTTGAAAGCGTAAAAGTGTTTACAGACTTTGCAAGTGTAGATATTACAGATTGTATCTGTCGGCTAACTGATCCTAATTCAACGTCACCAATACGTGCTGTACCCGCTACAGAACGAATACCGTCTGGGCTAAGGAATACTAAGTCACCGCCAATTTCTTGAATGCTGTGAGAGCTAAGACAGCCCACGTTCTGTGTAACAGGAATAATTGCAATAGATCCTGAATCATTAATGTTTACAAGCTTATGTATACTGTTTCTACAGAAGATCATTAGATCGTCACGGAAACTTTTAATACCTACTACTTGATCTGGAAGTAATGCGGCTCCACCACCGTTACCAGAAAAACTAGTTGGGTCGAGCGTTGAACTATAAAAGATTGTGTTTTTTGCGCTTGGCGCTCCTGCAACAACCAAGTGGCTGTCGTGGATAACACAAACTGTAGGTGCTGTTGTTCCGTCTACGGTAATTTCTTCTGCAAAAAATGTGCGAGAAGTTAAGCCACCTGTTCCTGACATGCTAAATATGAAAGGCTTATTAACTCCGTCAGTAATTATTATTTGCCCGTAGTCTGTGTTACCTTCAAAGATTGTAAAGGTTACTTGGGCTTGTCCAGACCTAGCGTCTGCGCTACGCCCGCTAAAAGTTGAGTAATTATCTCCACCGCTTGCTACGCTTGCTTTGTTAATTTCTAACCAACTTCCTCCATCAACACTAAAGAAAATTCCTGTGTTGCTACAAACAA